TCAACCAAGTTAGCTGTAGTTTGTACTTTTTGAGCTGTGTCTGCTGTCATATTAGCAATTTGAGCAGTAAGTAACTCATTTTGCTTTTGAGCTTGTAAAAGCTCTTGTTCACGAATAGCTAGTTCTTTTTCACGAATGTCTGCATCTAATTTAGCAATAGCTACTTGAGCTTCAATGAGTTTACCTTGCTGCAAAGCAGAAGGAGCTTGAACCAAGTAGCTAATAGCTCCACTCAATGCAGAGTTAGTCAATTCAGCGTAGAGATTAGCGTATTCAGACGGGGAGATACGACTTGCTTCAAACTCAGCTTTAAGTTGAGAAGCAATACTACGCATAATTACATCAAAGTAACCAGTACCTGCTTTACCCTTATGGGTAAGCAGTTCTAGCATATCTGACATATCTGACTTACTAACAGGTAAACTCATTGTTTAGGCTCCTTACAGACCTACGCCAATTGCAGCTTTAGCTTTTGCAGTAGCTTTTTTATTTGCTACGTATTCTGCAATTTCTTCTTCTGTTAGCTCATGTACAGAGTAACGTTTACCAAAGCCAGAACCTTGCAAGTTACCATTCATCTTGTTCTTATCAAGCTTCATAGTACCACGTACAAGAATCTTCATTTCTTTGATACGCTCTAGAGCAATGAAAGGAACAGAAGTAACAGTAGAGCCATCAGCAACAAAGGCAAACTCGCGATTCTGGATGAATGAGTTACCTACAGAGATAGATGCAGCACTGACTTCTTGACGCTGAAATTCAGAAGACTGTGGAGTGATGATACACAAAACAGGCTTAAGCATAGCATTAACGTATTCAGCTTTAGTAGCGTAGCCATTGAACTTACCACCAGTAGGAGCAACTACTTTTGGCTCTTCATCTTTCACTGTCAATGTCTGAGTATTTGTTGGCTCTTTTTCAAGTAGACCTAAGTCTTGTTGCTCAACCTTGTCTTGAAGCTCTCTTGCTCGGTCAGCATAGAAAGTCACCATCAAATCTACAAGGTCTTCTGCTGTAGCATGTTGAGGGATAGTTTGCTCAGTATTACGAACAAGGTCTTTTAGGTCAGCAAAAGACATCTCTTCGAGTTCAGTACGTGTCATCATAATTGAAATTCCTACATGTTAGGGAGAAAACCCCTTACCTAAGTAAGGGGCTTAGTTTTGATTAACCTGCTAGTTCAGGAACCAAAGAACGCATACATACAATCCATTCTGGACGTTCAACTAGAGTACCGTAGTACCATTGAACAGAAAGGATACCCAAGTCACCAAATGGGTTAGCATGAGTTTGCTTAGGTGGTGTATCTAGGAACAGCATGTTACCAGCGTACACTGAGTTCGCAATCGTACTTAGACGGAAGCCTAGAGTAGAGAATGCTTGAGAACCAATGATAAGCGCATGATGGACAATGTAGTTAGCACCATCGTTACGGTAGCCATCATTAGTTGTAACAGCAGCACCTTTCGCTGTCATCATCTGCTTGTTAGACACAACACGGAAAGAACCAATAGTACCTTCTTCGTTGTCTAGCAAGTTACCAGCAGCAGCATAGCTTTCACGACTAATCCAAGCTTCTTTACCAAAGTCATCAGTCAACGTACGGAAGTAGTTAACCATTGGTTTAGAAGTAATCATGTAACGAGCACGATTGATTACGCGAGTATCTGTATAGCTAGAACCTGAGATAATTTGAGTATCTTCAGGACAATCTGAGTTAAACAGAATTTCGTCAACGTTCTTAAGCGTACCATAAGTGATTACAGAAGGAGTAGCACCTTGCTCACCTGTCATAGTAGCCAATGAAGTTGCTGTACCACCATAAACCATATGACCAGCTTGGTTGATAAGGTCTAGTTGTAGCAAGTCTTCGTAAACTAGGTTAGCTGCATAAGCAAGCTCACGACGGTCACGTTCACGTAGATTAGATTCACTATCGAACTCAGTGGACTGAGCAGTGTATTCCATGAACATACCGTAACGAGTGATATCTGCTTCGATTAATTCACGAGTACGACCTACTTTGTTCGCACGTCCTGCAATTTCTGCAATAGAAGGCAAAGCGCTTGTAATTGCATCAATGTCACGACTAGAGCCGTATAGATTACCTACTGCTGCATTACCATCAGCATCTAAACCATCAGGATATACGTTTTTGTCATCCAGAATAGGGATGTACTTGTATTTCTTAATGGTTTTACCCATATGCTTAGGTAGGTTTTCATTAGAAGACATACCAGAGAAAATCATGTCTTTCTTAATGTATTCAATTGCGAGTTTGTTCCACACAAAATCTCGCATCTGTTTACCAATGGTACTCTCGGAACCATTGTACGGGTCGTTATACTTAGCCATAAGACTTCCTTACTGTATGAACAAAACTATAAATTATTTTCAGCAGCAAAACGTTGAAGTTCTTCAGGAGACATTTTAGCCAAATCAGCCACTGTTTTGGCTCCTGCTTTACGATTAGAACGTCTGCTTTGTGCAGATACATTTTTAGGCTTAATAGTTTCATCGACATTGGAAGTCTGTTTATTAGACATCTTATCAAATGCGCCTTGTTTATGTAGCTTATTACCTGCTTTAATATACGCTTCAAGGTCACTCATAGGTTGGCTAGCCAGTAGTTTGACTTTCTCTGCTTCCTTAAGAACCATATCGTGTATACCTACTTTCGCAGCCTGAATCATATTCTTACTGATGTCAGGATTAGCAAGTAACTTGTCACGAGACTCTTCATCCCACTCTGTTTCTACTAGTGGTTTAATGAGGTCGTAACCTTCAAGAGATTTAATCTCTTGTTCGACTTGACTCTTTTCGTACTCTTCTTCTGAAGCTACATGCTTCTCAGGAGTGTATTCAGTAGCATCAAGTCCAATAACATCATAAACATCAATGTTATTACTCTCCATATATTGCTTAATAGCTTCTGGTTTACCATTAGCCAAATCAATAATGAGATTAAGTGTATTGTCGTTCAGAAGCTCTGCTTTATCAAGTGCTTCCATATGACGTTGCCACTTATTCAACTGCCCCATACGTTTTTCGAAACCAATACCTTTCTGTAGTAAGGTACGAATTTCTTCTGGGTCAGTAAAAGACAATTCTTTACCTGCTGCTTTAATTGGAGCAGTTAAAGCTTTAAAGAATTCTTCAGGAGATAATTCAACGATGACTTCGTCTTCATCATCTTCCTCTTCTGCTTCTTCGTCTTCATTAGAAGTATCGTCATCTGCACCAGTAGCTTCATCATCTTCTTCTGTAACTTCTGTATCAACTTCTTCTTCTTCATCAGACGAGGTTTGACCCTCATCGTCAATTGCATGAGGGTCAAAAGAAGCTGCGAAGTTAGCAAAATCACTTTCTGACATTGATGCTAGTTCATCTAAAGTAGGCTGTGCCATTTTGCTAACTCCTTATGTTATTTACCTGACTTAAGTTCAAGTAGATAACCTTCAGTGTCTTTAACACTACGTTCCATATTAGCACCTACAGATGGTAGGTCTTCAAGTAGCGATACTACTGTAGCAATACCATTTAGTACTTGTGCATCATGACGTTGTGCATCATGACTACGCTTAGGTGCATCTTTCACTAGATGCAGTGCAGTATTATCTAGGTGCGTAAGAATAGTTTTGAAGTCTTCGTTGTTAGCTAAACGAGCGTAAGCTTTAGCTGCTTTAACGATGTGCTGTTGGTTCTTAAGTACTTTTTCAGCACGGCGAACTTGTTGAGCACGCTCATCAGGAGACATTACAACTTCTTCAAATTCTTCAGCAGTGTTTAAATCTTGATTTTCGCTCATGGTAATTACCTTAATACATTGGGGAAAATTTAGGGTACATACTGTACCCTAAGAAATATACTATATGTTTATACAGTAAATCAAATGTTAGCCTTGAGGAATTCGATTAAATCCCTTAATTCCATTTGATTTTACTAATGAAGCAGCAGCATTTGACTCACCTTGAGCTGAGATAATACGTATCTTATCTTCTGTATCTTGCCCAGTAACCATACGCTCAGTTTCAACACCAATCTTATCAGTCTCTGCTTGTTTCTTAGCTGTCTCAACTTCTTGAGTACCTGCTTTGACTTGAGTAAGTTGAGCATCACTGTTCGCTTTATTCGCATTACCTTGAGTAGCTGCAATCTGAGCACGTAGCAGTTCTTTCTGCAATGCAGCAATTTCTTTCTCATCTTCACTTGGTTCAGGAGGAGTCATCTCAAAGTTAGCTAAAGTATTGTGGAATCTATCCAAGTTACGTAACTCAGCCACTTCCATTAGAGTCGCTTTAACCAACTCAGGAGGCATAGATTGACCAAGTGTTTGCAACATAAAGCTAATCTCTTGAGCTTTAATGGCATCTTCAGTCTGATTAGTGATGTCCAATTTAATATCAATGGACGGATTAGTTGCAGCTTTAATGGCTAAACCTTCAACACCAGCCAACTGGATAATTTTGTTGTTGTCTAAGTAAAGTACATTAAGTTGCATGATACGCTTACCTACTTTAGTTAGCATATCTTCTAAGCGACCAGTGATAGACGATTCACGCAATGCTGTTGCTGACAGTACTCCACTTATGCCTGCTGCTGTGTTACCAAACGCATTACCTGATATACCTTCATTGAATGATTTGATACCTGTCAATGCATCAGAATCAGCATTAATTTGCTGCATGTACATCATCGTAGATTGGTTCACCGAAGGGAACTCAAAAGTATGGAATAGTGCATTTGGGTCAACCATGTTAGGGTCATACTCAAAGTTTTCACCTTTCAGGAATTTAGCTCTGTTGGTAGGGTCTAGTACATTCTTAGCAATACCACGTTGCCCATAAGCACTATTTGCATGAATGTCTATGATACCTCTGTGCATAGCACTTAAAATGTTTTGGTTGTCTTCAGCTAAATGTGCATCAGAAGTACCGTAAAAACTTTCTAAAGTACTATCAGGTGAATACGCAGCAGAATAGAATGGATGCTTCTTATCTGGGTATGGATTAGGAATACACTCCAGTAAATGACCATCTACCCAAGATGCTCTAATAGACTGAATGTTACCTGTACCATCTATATCATGCAGACCCCAATACTCAAAAACTTCCACTTGTCTACGCTTATCATTTTGAGCATAGATAGACTTAAGTGTGGATTCAGTACCAGAATTAATATTGTGCACAGACTCCCAGTTAATATCGTCTGTATCAAACTCTTCGTTTTCTTCTAACTCATAAATAGGAGCCAAATAACGATAAATTATGTAGGGGCTATCTTGTAGATTTGTCTTACATTCAGGAGCACCAAACACATCGTAAATACTAACCACTGTGAGAACAGGTTGGTTATAGATTAATGACTCTTCTTCAGACTCTTTCTCTACGAATCCTGTTATCTTAACGTTCACCACTCTATCATGCTCATCATAGTATCGAGCACCTTCAACTAGGTGAGTAGGTAAGCTTGATTCAGCTTGAGGTTGTTCAGCTAAGATATTCAAAATCTCTACATAACGTTCTTCTAAAATAGCGTAAGTACGTGAAGTACTAGATATGTAGTCATACTCAAACTGAGGCACAATGTACGTAGGTTTACCTTTCTCTGACTTCCACCCCAAATGAAGAATAGCTGTACCTTGGTTCAAATACGCTCTGACCATACGAGCAATTAGAGTTACTTTATCCATCTCATTATTCATTTGATAGTTAAGTATCTTCTTATGAGCCTTAGCGAGTTCAGCATCCATAGCATCACGACCAGTAGGATTGAACAATTCATTACGAGCTAAGAATGCTTGTTCTAGTACTGGATAACGCCATTCAAGTAATTTACGTACATGTTTAATGGTGATATCAGAGCGAGTTTTCTTTGCTTTATCTGCATTATGTTCAGAACCATTAGCAGCTAAGATTAGGTTCTCCCAATGCTGTACTCGCTGTAAGTGGTCACTTGCATGACTTTGTGCAGCTAAAAATACTTCCTTGAGTCCATCTGCTGTTGGCTTATTTGTTATTTCAT